ACTCTCCGAAGGGAGGCTATATGCCAACCGACTTTGAATGGCTCAAAATGTTCCAGGACTGGTTGGTCGAGGCTATTGCCTTGATCATCTATCTCCTGGCTCACTAAAAGCCAAACAAGTCATCGTTGACTCGGGCAGGGTTCCCATAATGGGCCCCCACCCGTACTCTCTTCTTCTCAAGGAGGTTCAAATGAAGTCGAATTACGATGCCTTAAAAGCATGCGTAGCAGACTCACTTGAGTACGCCAGTCGTCGCGATTTGCTCAGCGATGAGCAAGTTTGTGACTTCGAAGCGTATCTAAGGTCTTGTCATGACACAGCCGAATTGGCTGAGTTCTGCCGAGTCCTTAGGGCCACCTTGAATGAAGGCGAGAGATTTATAGCCTAACTTCAAAAGAGTGGTCTCTAGAAGGGAGTAACCTGTATCAGGAGGTATTATGGCTAAATCGCCTGAACCTACTGGTAACGGTTCTCAGTTCTATCGTCAGCTGTTAATGGCGCAATATGATGCATATATGAAGGTGGCCATGAAAAAACATGGTCTTTCCTCCGATATGCTTCATAGGGCTGCCAAAGACATGACTAACGAAGAGCTCAGTTCCGCTATCACGGTTCTTCGTGACCTAGCGCACTTGCCGCCCGAATAGGGCTCTAGGTTCCGGGCCATCTTGAAGATGGCCCCCCTAGATGCTTCCCTTCTGGGTTGTTTAATGCAACCCAACCCATTAACTAACCATCGAGGCTTGAATGAAACCAGTGACAGTCTTCCTAGATGAACCCTCAACAGAGGGATTCCTTGAAAGTTTTGTCATTGGCCATCCTTTCCTCTTTGGTCTGTTCTTGGGTACCGGCGGAGCCGGTTTGGTGTTAACCATATGGGAGGTTACCCTCATATGGTGGGGATAATGCCCCTAACGCCTTATATCAGCTCTAAACCAGAGTATGCTGCTTTGTCGGGGCAGGCGAGTCAACCTTTTGGCGTACTGACGAACTATGAATACGGCGAGATTGTTTTAGATGTTGATGGTCATCGACAGTATTCTTCCGGACTCATC